CGGCCTGAACCTCGTCATACGTCACACCAGCCAACAACTGCTGCACCTCGTCATACGTCACAAACCCACTAATCGCCGCCTGCATCACAGCCGACACAAGATCACCCGTCACGGCCCAGCGCGTCAGGGTGCCGCCGTAATGCACAGTCACCGGCTGCTCCACAACCTCCGCGCACAAATACGACAACGCAGGCAACGGAACCATGTCCGCAGTAGTCCGCAACAACAAGATCGGAGCCTCAGCGCGCAAAGCACGGAACGCCGAAGCGGTCTCGGCGTCATCCGAGGCAACGCTAACGTTGACCCTCGAAGCCGCGGCAACCTGACCACCCAAAGCCACAGGGTAAGGCGAACCCATCACCTGAACCCGTGACTGATCCGCCCTGTACTCCACGCTCGTCAAAGCATCAGAAACCATCGTCAAAAACCCTGGATTCACCCCAGAAGTTTTCACCGGCAAGAACTTGTCCGGCTGTATCGGATCCTGAATGATCGCGTCCTCAGACACGAGGATAATCGTCGCGGAGCAGATCGCCGCGCCACCAGCCGAGAGCGTGTACGTCACGGGCCGGTTCAACGGCGCAACCCAATCAACATCCGTGTCCGAGTCCGTGAAAGTCCTCGACTTCCAACCAGGCACCGCCCAAGCCTCACCCTCACACAACCGTGTAAGAGTGAAAGTCAAGGGCGACACCACATCAGTCACCGTCACACGAACCCGCGGCGGCAAAGCAGCCGGCGACACATCAACAATGCTTTCCAGTGTCAGAGACGCCAAACCGCCAGTAGCATAAACAACCGTCAACGCGAACGCCCCCCAACGGTAGACGCAACACCATTCAAACCAGCGTTCACAGCCTGCACAGCGATCCCATGAAACACCCCAAGAACCTCACCCGAATCCATCACCAAAGTCCCCGTCATCTGCAAAGGAGCCTGCGGGGCGTCAGATTTCATGGATACGGTCATCTGCGGGGCCGCGGCGGGCGCGTACTTGTACCCGGCGTTCATCGCCTCAAGCACGGGCCGGTTCGCCACTGTGGCCTCACGGGTCACAACAAACTCACCAGGAGTGAGCATCGCCGGAACCGTGTCAGTTCCCCTCGGCACGAACCTCGGGTAACCGCCACCAGCCAAATAGTTGATGATTCCGCCGTTAGCCCGGTAAGCGTTCCCCGAAGCGTACTGATTCGCGGTAATCATCGAATTAGCCTTCAGATGATCCAACGCCGCCTGCGCCGCTGAGATGTCAGCCTGCGCGTACAGTGTCACGGTCTTGCCATTCAACGAGTCGGCCTTGCCCCGGATCCCTTCAAGGGTCGATGAAGCATGGTCAGCGATCCAAGCATCAATGTTGACATTCTTAGGGATACCCAGCGCCTTGCGCGCCATCGTGTCCGCTTCGTCACCGGTTTTGCCCAACTGCCCAGCAGCGCGGACCAAATCGTCGTAACTCGTACGAAGAGAACCCTGCAACTGCGCTTGAGCGGCAGCGGAACCCTGAGTCTTCAGCGTTTCCTCGGCAGTCGCTTCAGCCGCCGAAATCGCAGCCTGCGCCAACCCGTTGAAAGCCGACTGATTAGCGCGGCCCTTCTCGGTGTTGATGTCGAGAGTCGTCCCGTTCGTCTTCACCGATTCAGTCATCTTGTCGATTGCATCCTGGTACGCGATTGACGCATCCGAAGCGGACAGCGACAGCAGCCCCGCGGCGAACAACGATCTGCCGAAAGCGTCGATGTCCGTAATCGCGCCCTCAGCGCTAATACCGACTTCCTCCAAAGCCTTCGCCATTTCCTCGGTAACAGGGCGTGCCTCACCTGTCTTGCTGATGTACGTTTCCGTCGCACCGGCAGCAGCCGACATTGACGCCGGAACCTTGCCAAGAGCGAAATCAAGAAGCTCCTGCTCCGACAAAGTGACGCCCGCCTGATTGGCGAGACCAAGCAGCGCGTCCTTATAACCGGGCACATATTCAAGGGCTTCCTTTGCGCCCTTGCCGTTCTTCTCGAACTCCTTGGTCAAGAGGCTAAAAGACTTAGCAGCCGTTTCACCAGCGCCATTCTTTGCCAGGTTCCCCATTTCCTCGCCAAGACCCTTCAGGGAATCCTCAAGCTGCCCGATTTCGCCCTTCGGCAAACCAAGAAAGTTCGTGAACCCCTCAAAGAACTTATTGCCCGCATCATTGAACGTCTGATTCGACAGACGGCTGACAGCATCGGAAAGGTTATTCACCTTGACAATATCCTCGCCAAACGCTTTGCCAAGGTTCTGAAAAATCGAATCAAGATCAGAGGACTTAGCCAACTTGCCGGCGTTGGAAACCTTTAACAGCGCCGCACCATATTCCTCGGTGGACTTCGTTTTCTTCTCTGTGAAAACCGCTGACGCAGCTTGCAGAGCCAAGAGCGTCACCAAAGCCCCGCCCGCAGCCTTACCAACCGCCCCAATCCCGCGAGCAGCGCCAGGTGCCGTAGTGGCAAGAGCAGCCATCGACGCCCTAAACTCCACGAGTCTCGGCAGGACCGTCAGAAGACCGCCGCCCAACAGGACCACAGCGCCTATGACACCAGCGGCGCTCACGCTGAACTGAAGCATCGGCGCGGGGATCTTGCCGACCGAATCCACCAACCCCTCAAGGCCCTGAACCAGCCCGCGCAAAGCCTCAGAGGCAGCGCCGCCGCCCTTGATAAGAACCGAATCGAACGAACCGCCCAGCTTTTCGAGGTCACCTGCAAGATTGTCCTGCTTGATAGAAGCAGTTACAGCCGCATAGCCAGCCTCATTCACGGCCTCGGTCCACTTCTGAACACCGGCAGGACCAGCATCATAGAGAGACTGCGCAGCACCAAGCGCCTCATTGCCAAAGATTTGCGCCAGAGCGGCGTTACGCGTCTCTGAACTCAGCCCGCCGAGCTTGTCCTGGAGAACTCCTGAAACCTTCTCAAGTCCGATGAACTCGCCCTGTGCGTCAAAGAATGAAATGCCAAGCTCATCCATGGTCTTCTTGGTAATCTCGGCGGGCTTAGTCATTGAGACGAGCATCCCGCGGAGTGCCGTCCCAGCCTTCTCGCCGATGATTCCGTTAGAGGCAAACAGTGCCAGCGCCCCGGTCGTATCCTCAATCGAGATACCCAAGCCCTTAGCGGGCACACCTGCATACGACAACGCAAGGCCCAAGTCCTGAACCGAACCCTGAGCCTTACCAGCACCAGCAGCCAAGAGGTCCGCGACGTGAGGCAAGTCCTTGCCAGAGAGCTTGAACTGGGTGATCGCCGTAGCGGCAAGCTCCGCCGCCTCACCAACATCCAACGAACCAGCAGCCGCCAGGGCAAGCGCACCCTTCAAACCGCCGGCCAAGATGTCTTTAGTGGACACGCCAGCCTTCGCCATCTCATCAATGGCACGCGCCGCGTCCGTCGCGGAAAACGCCGTATCAGCGCCGGCATCAATAGCCGCCTGCCGCAACAAGTCCATGTTCCCGGCGGTCTCATGGGTGGACGCCTGAACAGCGGACATCTGCTTATCGAAGTCGGCGTAAGCCTTGATCGCCACACCAACGCCAGCGAGGATGCCCACGCCGGCCAAGGCAGACGCCCGACCCACACGGTCCATCGACTCCGCATTCTCCTTCGCGAACCGATCCACCCTACTACCGAAATCATCGACCGACTGACGGGCAGTCTTCAAACCAGCAACGAAATTCGTCACCTTCGCCTCAAGCGCAATACTGATCGAACGATCAGCCATAACAAAACCCTCTTTCATCTGGGTACAAAAAAGCCCGCCATGAGCGGGCTATCAAATAATGTGCTTTCGTCGTCACAGGTAGCCATGCCTGACCTCCCACGCGGGATCGAACGGCTCGTCGGGAATCAGGTGCACGAACGATTCCGGATCCACGAGGCCCTGGCCCTCGAACCATGCCTCCCGCCGTTGGCAGAACGCCTCATACGCCGCGTGCCACTTCTGGAACGCCGCACGGCGCGCCGCATACGGCGCGCTAGGATCGTCGCAGTACTCCGGGAGGCAGGACGGGTCCAGAGGAGTCCCGTCAGCGGCTTTTAGGGCCTTCACACGCCGCCTCACTGGACCGCCCGGAGACCGCGCACCCCGGAGCGCCTCTGAGGCGTCCTGCCGGCTTCCTGCTCGTCCTCCAGCGGGATTCGCAGAGAGGCAACGAGCTTCGCCAGCGTCACGCGCTGCTGGCGGGCCTCAACGAGCGCCGGATGCGCCCTCACGCCCTGCGGCGAAACGTTCGTCACGCCCTCATCCCGGACGATCCTCTCAAGCTCATCCAAGGCGTCCACAGTCCGCGCCGCCTCAAGAAGGACCACTAGCTCGTGCTCTCCTAGCTCGAACTCGTCAGCTACCGAGCGCCACAGTTTGCGACCCCCGGCTTTGAGCCCCGAAGGCGTCTTGTGTTCCATATGTCAGTCCTTTCGATAGGTCGATTCATCCAGCTCGCGGGAAGAGACACCGCCTATCCCCGGCGGGGCTTGGCAAGACGGGGTGGGGGGACCCCGGGGTGGGGGTTCAGGGTGTC